GATAAAAATGTAACCGGTTTACAAATCGATAAGCGTTATTCCAACGAACCAGGCGTAACGGTTACAATTGAAACGGAGGATAGCAATGGAACGTGATATTATATTCCGCGGGAAGCGGACGGATACCGGAAAGTGGGTAGAGGGGATGCTCTGCCAGTTTCATTCTGGAATTGCGGCAAAGATTGCCCCAAATGATTTAGGAGCTTTTGAAAGGAAACAGAGATGAATAACATACCGGAGCTTTCATTGGAACCTAAAGCACCACAAGAAATAGGAAGGTGCATCGTATGCGGAGATGAAATTTATGCGAACGACCTGCATTTTTGTGTAGACGAAGGAATGATCCACAGCCCTAACGAGGAATGTTTCTTTCAGTATTTGAAAGACTATTGCTCAGCTGAAGAAATAGCGGAGGCAATGCACATTCAGCTGAAGTAAATCTATTGGTTTTGAGGTGGGCTTATGACCAGAGAAGAAGCTATAAAAGCGATGTGTTTCTATCGCGAAAAATTGTATAACGGGATTTTCAATCAATATATAGAAGCGTTCGATTTTGCTATATCCGCCCTCCGTGCTGAGCAAGTACCCGAAAATTCCGTTGAGGGTTTGTGCTGTGACTGCGTGTACGGCGGCCCTTGCTGTGATTACAGCCTTAAGAAAGCGATCGACCGTCTTGCAGCCTACGAGGACACGGGGCTGATGCCGGAGGAAATCATGGAGCTGAAACGTGCGTGGAAAGCGGCGTGTAAATTGTTCAAGATTAACGACGTTACTGCGATTCCTTAATTTCTGCTCCGCGAAGAAGTCGAGGCGGCGCCGAAAAAGAGGGAGGAGGCAGACAGTGAAGCTGTACGATAATGATGAATACCGGGAAACGTTCAGGGAGCGTCTAAAGGAACTGAGAAAAAAGGAAGGGAAGAATTGTATGGTGCTTGCTCACTTATGCGGCCTTTCAGATGGAGTGATATGGAAGTATGAACACAAAGATGTAGAACCGACCTTAAAATCACTGATAGCAATAGCAGACCACTTTCATGTAAGTACCGATTATCTTTTGGGAAGAACAAATTATTAAAATCTTCCTTTCAAGGAAAATTTTAGCCAAAATTTATGCGATAATAGAAGCGTGTCCTCCATTACAATCTTCCAAAGGGGCGGCGAGCTTCGGTTCGCTGCCCTGGGTGGGGAAAATATGCTGCTGTAGCTCAAATGGATAGAGCGTGGTAAAACGGATACCAGTCGCAGACGAGAGGTTCCAGAAGCACCGAAAGGCATAGACGCCGACGCTGGGGAGGTTCCAGCCGACTGAAACGTGTAGGGAAGCGGGTTATCCTTGATCGTCATGCTTAGGAAACGAGTGCGGGTTCAATTCCCGTCAGCAGTACCAAGAAATATATGACGCTGTAGCTCAGAATGTGCGGTGGCGGAATAGACACCTTATTGGTGGTAAAGCGGTCGTGTTGGCCGCAATAGTAGACGCTTACAAAGTAAGACCAGTCTCGTGATTTGGTCATGCGGGGTGCAAATCCCCGCCCGCACACATATGCAGCCACCAAGCGCAGGAGCCGGGGGCTGTACCAGCTCTTCCATGGAGTAAATTCCTCATATGAGGTGCCTGGTGTCACACAGGCGGGTGAAACAAAGCCGCATTTATATACGGGCGCATGTACCAAGGTGGCGAGGCGGTCTCCAAAACCGCTTGTGGTGGGTTCGATTCCTTTCCGTCCGTGCCAAATGCAAACACTAGAAGCTGGTAAGGTGTTCTACTTTCCATACGCCCCTGAAATATATATAAATATATATTTCTAGGGGCTATGGAAAGAGAGCGATTTTCGATACATGATTTTTGTGGGTGGAAAATATGACTCCTTCCGAAAATGAGCAAATCCAGATTGCGCTTGAAATGATTATTAAAGGCGAAAAGCAGTTTGAAATTATTGAATTTCTGCTGCAATCGATAAAGACGGAAATGAAAGCAGTATCTTATGACAGAGCAGAATACAAATCATTGTTGCGTGCCATACAGAAGATAAACAAAGGGAAAAATGACGCAATAGAAGCTTTGTGTGATACAAATAAGTTGCCAGCCGAATCTTGGTTTGATAAGATGCAAAAATTCTCTCCTTGGCTGGTTAGTTGCTAAAATTTTATGGAATGGATTTGGGGGGCGGAAACTATTGGAAGACCAAAGAGCAGAGGAAATCTGGTGGCAGAATGAGATTCGATCTGGGAGAGACCCGAGTAAAGGCTGCGGGTGCCCGATGGATAGGGATACATTTGAAAACGTCAAGCTACTTGCTCCAATACTCTTTCTTCTGTTTGGTGTGACCGTGCTTTTCGCCGTGGTTGCTGGCGTTCTTTACGATTTGGCCGGATATGCGGTCAAGATTCCAGGGTTAATTTTGATATCCCTCTTCGTAATGGCTATGATAATTTATGCCTTGTGGCCACTTATTTTGCATAAGAATGAGCAGACATTCGAGAAGGACCAAATAGAATTGGCCAAAACGTATTCCATTTCTGAGTATTTCGACCGAACCGAACAAACTGCACTTGACATTCTAGAACATCAGGAACCCATAGATAAAACTATCATTCTGTGGTGGGGACTTGACGGGTTGCGACTTAATGAGGATGGGACGACGGAGTGGGTGCGTAGGAAGAAAGAAAATCCATTTTCTGAAAACGTGGTTTATCAACCACTCCAGAATATTCAGCCCATACAGACTGGAAATTTGCTATTTGAGCAAATGCAGTGTACAAAGGAAAAGATAGATGCGTTGATGGCGCAGAACACAATCTGCGTGCAGTCCAAAGGATATTACACGCCATACTATTATGCAGGATGCTGCTGCAATTTTATGGGATAGATTTTAACTGATAGGTGGTGGCTTGTTATGAAATTAACACCGAAGCAGGAACGATTTGTGCAGGAATATCTTGTGGATTTGAATGCCACCGCTGCCGCGAAACGGGCTGGATATAGCGAAAAAACTGCATACTCCATTGGACTGGAAAACTTGAACAAACCTGAAATTCAGTCCGCAATCCAAGAAGCTAAGCAAGCCCGTAGCCAGCGAACGGAGATCACCCAGGACATGGTTATCCAGGAGCTTGCCAAACTGGGCTTTTTCGATATCCGAAAGCTGTTCGACAAGGACGGAAAGCCGCTGGATATATCAAAGCTGGACGATGATGCCGCCGCCGCCCTAGTTGGCCTGGATGTGCAAGATGTATCTGATAGCGACGGGAACTATGTCGGTTTTATCAAAAAATACAAGATGGCGGACAAAATAAAGGCTCTGGAGCTGTTGGGCAAACACCTAGGCACTTGGGAGCATCAAGATAAACAACAGACCGCCGTGGAGGATTTGACAGCGCTGGCGGAGAAATTGAGGGTGTGAGAAGATGTTAAAAATGGAAGATTGCCCGTTTTGCCATTGTGGGGCGCACGTTGTGGAGACACCCTTGGGATTTGGAGTGGAGTGCAATAAAAATGGGCATTTGCACAACATAGGGCTGTTTGACACAAAAGAAAAGGCTATTACCGGCTGGAATTTTTGGGTAGGTAATGTCGAGACCTCTATCGTTTAAGCTATGATTCTAACCCAAACCATCCCCTGGTCTGACTTTTCGGACAAGCACAAACATTATATCCACAACGCCCTGAAAAGCCGTATCTGCGTGGCGGAAGGCGCAATCCGATCCGGCAAGACCATTGACCACTGCATTATCGCCGCCGCGCACCTGGAGCTGTGCCGGGACAGGATTCACCTTGCGTCCGGCTCGACCATCGGAAACGCGAAACTGAACATCGGCGTATGCAACGGCTTTGGTCTGGAAGCTCTTTTCCGTGGACGATGCAAGTGGGGTAAGTACCGGGATAATGAGGCGCTTTTCCTCTACACGCAGACCGGCGAAAAGGTTGTGGTATTCGCCGGCGGCGGAAAGGCTGACAGCTACAAGCGCATTTTGGGCAACAGTTATGGTTTGTGGATCGCCACAGAAATCAACGAGCATTACGACAGCGACGACAGCCGAGAGAGCTTTATCAAGGTAGCCTTTGGACGTCAGATCGCAGCGAAGGACAGGCTCGTCCTTTGGGACCTCAACCCATGCAATCCAAATCACCGTATCTACAATGATTACATAGACCACTACGCTGAAACTAACCAGCCTGGCTATCTATACGAGCACTTCACGATTGACGACAACCTATCTATCAACGATGAACGCCGCGAGGAAATCAAGGCTCAGTATGATCCTAACAGCGTTTGGTATCGGCGGGATATCCTTGGGGAGAGGTGTGCGGCTGAAGGACTTATTTATCAGTATTTTGCTGGTCATACAGAAGAATTTTTAATTGACGATCCCGTGCAGTGGTGCCGTGAACATAGCAAACGATTTTATAAGATCATGATTGGCGTTGATTTTGGTGGCACGAAATCTCACACTTCATTCAAGGCAGTTGGAATCACCTATGACTATATTGTGATCGTTCTGGACGAAGAACACATTGACAGTAATGACCTCGACCCTGACAAGCTAGACCAGGAGTTCTGCGATTTTGTGGAGCGCGTCCAGGAAACCTATGGTGAATCTCAGACCCGTGCCGACAATGAGGAATCGGTGCTTATCCGAGGTTTGCAGAATTCGGTAAGACGAAAGAGCCTGAGAACAACAGTTTTGAACGCAAAGAAAATGGAGATAAACAACCGCATTAAGTTGACCATTCGATTAATGAAGCAAAAGCGTTTGTTTGTTTCCAGAAAATGCAAACACATGATAGATGCGTTCCAGACCGCCGTTTATGACCCGAAAAGCTATGATGATGTGCGGCTGGACGATGGAACAAGCGATATTGATTCGCTCGATGCGTTCGAGTACGCCATAGAAGTGTATTATCAGAAATTGATTAAAGCGGTAGAAACACCATATACGCCGCTGTATGGGTAACGCTTACCGATGGCCGGATCGTCAAGGCAACGGCAGACCACCCGATACTCACACGGCTGGGCTGAGTGCAAAGAAAAGACCTGCGCACGGATGATGAGATTGCGTGTATTGGAGGTTATGAAAATGAAAGTAAAGTACAGTCAGGACAAGAAAACAGCATTCTTTGATGGATACAAATTCAGACAGGATGCGAGAACGGGATACTATCTTGCAAACAAGCCAACATATCAGGGTAAAAGAGAGCGTCTGCATGTTTATGTTTGGAGATATTTCAATGGGCCTGTTTCTAATGGATACCACATCCATCATAAGGACAAGGATAAGAGCCATAATGATATAGAAAATTTGGAGTGCATTTTGCAATTCGATCATCTTTCACTTCATGGTACGGAACATTCGGAGAGATTCTACGATGATGTTGTTAAAAATTTGATGGAATACGCAGTCCCAAAAGCGGCTGAATGGCATAGTAGTGAAGAAGGAAAGAAATGGCATTCGGAACATGCCAAAATAACAACTTCATCTTTAGAGAAGAGAGAATATATTTGCGAGAATTGTGGAAAACATTTTTGGAAAAAACCGCTCGGAATGAATAAGTTCTGCTCAAATAATTGTAAAGCTGCTGCGAGAAGGAGAAGCGGTGTTGATAATGAAACCAGAACTTGCTCTTTATGTGGAAAAGGATTCATTGCGAATAAATATTCGACAAAATCATTCTGCTCAAGAGAGTGCCGGAATATGGTTCGTAAAAATAAAGTCGGTAAAGCCTATAGGGCGTAAGACAGTCTACAACATGGAAGTGGACGAATACCACAACTTCTCCGTCAACGGGGGCGTTATCGCGCATAATTGCCTGGACGCCACCCACTACCTGGTCAAGACCCTGCACCTGGTCCGGCGGGCCAACAAGAAAAAATACAGGCCTATTTTTGATTAGGAGGATGAGCAATGCGACTAATTGACGCCGATGAACTGTACGATAAAGCGGAAACAAGGTATAAAAATGCCAATACGCCATTTCGCCAGATTTACAGAGAATTTGTGGATGATATAGCAAATGCGCCGACTGTTGATGCTGTATCAGTTATACGCTGTAAAGACTGTGCTCATTACCGCCTTTATGGAAGATTTCCATTTATGTATTATGCGTGTGGTAGAGAGGGCGCTATAATATCGGTAGAGGAAGACGATTTTTGCAAACACGGGAAAAAGGTGCCGCAATAACCGCCGCCGTAGCTAGGGTGAGAAAAATAAGAGGAGATCATAACATGAATGAACTGCAAATTATGACTATTGAGGGGATCGAGTGCTACGAGAAGAACGGAACCGCATACCTCAAACTGGAGACCGTGGCCCGTGGGCTTGGGTTTACCAGAATCGCAGAAAGTGGAAATGAGGTTGTCCGCTGGGAACGAGTTGAAAAATACCTCTTAGAGTTGGGTGTGCCCACTTGTGGGCATGACGACTACATCCCCGAGATGACCGAAGAAACAGAATTTTACTATGGATATTTAACATACAATCTGTTTCTCCGAAACTTGGCACACACCTATAATGAGGAAATCGGGAAAATGTTCGAGAGCATGTGTAGCGGAAACAACTTGACTGAACAACAGGAGAGACGATGGAACGAGCTATGCGATGATGATTTGGATTTGCTACTTTTCCATTCTGATTGCGATGGGAAGTTTACTCCGCAAGAATGCCGCAAAATTTACAACGCCATAAAAGACATTCATATGGATATGCAAGGCCATAATTACATTGTAATGAAGCCTTATAATATGATCGAACACTGGAAAAACATCTTTTTGCATTGTGCGAAAAGAAGGGTAACGCTTTACTACAGATGACAGGAGGTGAGCCGCCGAATTGAAGACATACCAGGATTTGGTTGCTTGCGGGCAGGATGAAAGCTTGCGCATGGAATTCATCCGTTCGGCGGTAAATGAGCACAAGTCCAGCCCGCTATACAAAACCGCTGTTGACGCCCGTCTGTACTATGAAGGGGAAAACCCGACCATTACCAGGTACGAGAAAGTCATTTACGACTTGCAAGGACGCGCCCATGTGGACATGTACACGGCAAACCACAAAATCAAGAGCAGTTTTTTTACACGGAACGTAGACCAGCAGACGGGATACCTCTTGGGGAACGGAGTCACGTTCAACGATGTCGCGACAAAGGACAAGCTCGGGACACAGGATATTCCTTTCGATCAACAGGTGAGTTATGCAGCGGAATACGCACAGATCGGCGGTGTTGCCTTTGGGTTTTGGAACATGGATCACGTGGATGTTTTCGAGGTTACCGAATTTGTGCCGCTTTACGATGAGGAAAACGGAGCATTAATGTCCGGCATCCGTTTTTGGCAAGTGGCAGATGATAAACCATTTCGAGCTACATTGTATGAGCTGGACGGTTACACGGATTATATCCACCGGCGCGGTGAAGACATGGTACAGATAGCAGAAAAACGGAAATATCGGGAATTTGTAAAAAAGTCTGTTGTAGATGGTGTGCAGATTTATGATGGTGATAATTACCCATATTTTCCGATCATTCCATTACAAAATAACAAACAGTGTCGTTCTTCCCTTTGCGGCAAGAGGAATACGCTTGACGCATATGACCTTGTAAATTCCAACATGGTCAACAATATAGATGAGGGGAATTTGATATTTTGGGTTCTCTCTAACTGCGGAGGGATGAGTGATATTGATGATGTGAAATTTCTTGATCGATTGCGGACGCTGCATATAGTCCATACTGATGATAACGAAACATCTGTTACTCCCCATTCAATTGAATCCCCGGTTGACGGGACGGTTACAGGGAGTGAAACTTTGAAAGCGCATCTATATGAGGACTTCCAGATGTTTAACGCGGCGGCAGTGACAGCAGGGAACCAAACCGCTACAGCCATATGGGCTACCTATGAACCACTTGACCTCAAGACCAACAAATTTGAGCGACAGGTCACCAAATTTATCAATGGGATTCTGAATCTGGCTGGTATTGATGACAAACCATCCTACACCCGAGACAAAATTATAAATAAATCAGAGGAGACCCAAGTTGTTTTAATGGGTGCGGAGTATATGACGCCAGAGTACATAACCAAGAAGCTCCTAACTATTTGGGGCGATGCTGATATGACAGAAGATATTTTGAAGAAGAAAACGGCGGAAGATTTGAATAAATTTAACAACGTAGATAATGACCAAAAAGATGAGGATGTATCTGAGATGAAAGAAACCGGCAATATGATTGATGCGGAAAATAAGTCCGTAAGAAAGATACTGAAATCGTTGTCAATGGTAAGAGGTGAGGAATGATTGAGAAGGTTGATGAAGCCCACCAGCTCACCGACAAAGAGCTTGCCGCCCTGGAGCGCCGTATAGCAGCCGAATACAAGAAGGCCGCTGAAGAGATGCAAGAGAAGATCGACGCCTACTTTGAGAAATTCAAAAATCGTGATGCCGAGCAAAAATCCTTGATTGGAACCGTTGTAAACGGAAGAGAATACACAGTAGAGGACTACAAACAATGGAGGCTTGCCCAGATCGGGCGCGGGAATCGGTTCAAAGCACTGCGGGACAGGTTGGCGGAACGGTATACCAGAGCGAATGAGGTCGCGGCGGCATACATAAACGATGATATGCCGAAAATCTACGCCATGAATCACGCCTATACAATCCAGAACGTGAAGGAACAAGCGGACGGTGCTCTTGATTCTATAGACTTTGTTTTGTTTGACGAACAAACGGTAAAGCGGCTATTGATGGAACAGCCGGACCTCATGCCATATTATCCGAAAAATAGGGCGATCAATCGCGGGATTGACTTGGAGTATGGAAAGCGTCAGATTACATCTGTTGTCACGAGTGGGATATTGCAAGGCGAGAGCATCAATAAAATGGCGAGCAGATTGATGAACAGGGTAACAGATATGAACCAAACCAGTGCCATTCGTGCGGTTCGTACTGCCGTTACTCAGGCTGAAAACGCAGGGAGGCAGGCGGCGCGGGAGGAATTAGAGGGAAAAGGGTGCATTCTGCAAAAGCGCTGGATGGCAACCCAAGATAATCGAACAAGACACAACCACGCTTCGGCAGATGGTCAGACCGTAGACAATGACAAGCCCTTTACGGTCGGAGGTGAAGAACTAATGTTCCCTGGTGACGGGAGTATGGGGGCAAGCGGTTGGAACCTCTACAATTGCCGGTGCAGTTGCGGCGTTGAAATCGTAGGATTCAAATCAACTCTAACAGAGGAACAACGCAAGCGGGCCAATATAAGGGTTGAGTGATATGGAACACATTACAGTACACATTGAAGACAACAGCCAGGAAATATTGGAAGCACTCAGAAACGCTATAGAGCGAGGCTCTATGGCAATTGGGGAAAAAGCCGTAACATACGCAAAACAAAACATTGAAGAACAGCACGCGGTAGATACCAGCCGCCTTAAAAACAGTATTACATATATGGTTAAAGATGATTAGGGGGTGGTTTAATGGGCAAGGTTATTTACCTCGGGACGGCGGTTGAATACGGCCCATATTGAACATTGAATTAGGGACTGGGCAATATGCGTCAACGGGCGGTGGCACCCACAAAAAAAGCTGGGTGTATCAGGACGAATTTGGGAAATGGCATCACGCTTACCCGCAAGAGCCACGTCCATACATTAAGCCCGCTGTTGCTGACCATGCGCAAGAATATTGGGATATTCTACGGGATTCGCTTCGGAATGCCTGACCAATAGGAAGCTGCGAATCTTCGGACGCAGCCGGAAAGGATGAAGGTGTTGTATAAATGATTTATGATTCTAGTTTTGCGGATGAAGTAAGAAAATCGTGGGAAGAGTGTATGGACGCAGTTAAAAACTGCATCAAAGAAGCGTTGAACAAAGAAAAGGAGGAAAACACTATTCAAGTAACCTACAACGGATTCACTGGGGAACTGGTGAACCTAGAACGGATTAAGTGCCCCCCGCTCAATGGGGCGTATATCTATGATATCTCTATTTATGATGATGAAAAAAGATGTACCCACTCCTTCACCAGCGTAAAGCTGAAAGACGTGAAGTTTCTAGGCGGGGGGGTTTCGTTCAAATGATCTGGTATATCATCTTAGGCGCGGTGATTTTCGCCGTAGGCTCCTTGTTTGGCGCGGCGTTTGCTTTGGCGGGAAAGTCTACGAAAGAAAAATAGCCGAAAGGACCTATAGAAAATGAACGATTTAGAAATTAAGAAAGTACCCTTCATGGGAACAGAACTTATAGCGGCCCGTGATACGGAAGGGCAGATTTGGGCGGGTGTCCGCTGGATGTGTGACGGCATTGGGCTTTCTAAAGGCCAAATGCAGCGGCAAGTAACCAATATCGGAATGGATAGAGTGATCTCAAAAGGGGTTGCAAATTTGCAACTCCCTACAAACGGCGGGAATCAGGAAGTCCTTTGCCTGAAACTGGACTTTGTTCCCCTATGGCTGGCAAAAATCAGTATCACACCAACAATGGAACAGGAAACGCCGGAACTCGCGGACCGTCTGATGGAGTACCAGCTCAAAGCAAAGAATGTACTGGCAGCTGCATTTCTACCGAACAATGATTATGCAAATTTCTCCAAAGAGTTGCAAGCAATTTTCGCACTAGACCGCCGGACTGTTCAGCATGAGGAACGCATTGCCGCCCTCGAAGAAAACATGGTGATCGACTACGGCCAGCAGCGCATATTGGCGTCACAGGTAAACGCGGTAGTCATTCAGGCGCTTGGTGGTGTAAACTCCCCTGCATACTCCGACAAGAACGTCCGTGGAAAAGCGTACAGCGAATGCAACCATGACATACAAAAGTGGTTTCTGGTGAACAGCCGGAACAACATCCCCCGCAAGCGGTTTGATGAAGCAGTCGAGTACATAAAGAATTGGAGACCAAGCACCAATATCTCAATGATTATCCAGCAGGCCAATCACCAGACTAAGATGTATAAAGGATAATGTAAATGGATGAGAAAACCATCAATTCCACTGAGAATGGCCCAGTAACAGTAGCGGACCTGCCGTACATCAATTCCGCTGTCTCCAAAGGCGAAACGGTAGAAATCAGGCCAGGGCCGGACAGGACAGCCAAAATTATGGGGGTCAAAAGAAAATTTTTAAAACCGGATAGGAAATGAGCTGTCCGTAGAGTGAAAAGGAGCTATATCATGAGCAAAGTATTAGTACCTGTCAAAATCGAGCACGAAGGCCAGCGGGTGATTACAACTGAGTTGTTGGCGCAGATTTACGAGACAGACACCAACAACATCAAAAATAACTTCAACAATCATAAGGGAAACTTCAAAGAGGGAATCCACTACTATCTATTGCAGGGCGAAGAACTTAAACAGTTTAGATTGCAGGTCAATGATATTGACTTGCAAATCTCGCCGATGACCAGGTCCCTATATCTATGGACGGAGCGCGGCGCGAACCGTCACTGCAAGATTCTGGACACACCAAAAGCCTGGGAACAGTTTGACAACTTGGAGGAAACTTACTTTCTGGTGAAGGAGTACAAAAAGTCTCTTAATGAGAGTGCCGCCGCAGACAAACGAGCGACAGCAATGCTCCTAAACGCTAAGAATCGTACGGCATCTTTGCTACAGAAAATCTATAACGATGCTGGTGTTAAGCCGGAGTACCAAGCCATTGCGCTCAGCAGTTTTTATGCCGTAGACGGCGTAAACCTTCCAAGAATTGCTTTGCAGGGCACAAAGATTACTTACGATAAAGGAACCATTGCAGAAAAGCTTGGTGTATATTCCAAAGCGTCTGGCGGGAAGAAACCACATGCCCATGCAATCGGCCTAATCATCTCCCAGCTTCCTGTCAACCCTGATGAAAAGGAATCTGTTCCATATAGCCGGAATGGGCATGATGGGATAGATTATCAGTACACACAAAGCGTTGTTGATAGAATTCAAGAATGGTTGACACAACGCGATTGGCCCACACCAATTTCCATTAACGGGACAAAATGTGAGGTAATATACAAAAATTGAATATTATCCCCGTTCGAAATGGAGAGCGGGAAGGGCGAAAAGGGGCCAACTACCGAGTAATTCTCGATAGTTGGACCCTTTTTCTTTTGGTAAAACCCGCGAAGGAAAGCGGTTTTATACAACACATTCTAGGGCAGCACCCGTAACAGCGAGAAAGGATGTAAAACATGGAAGATTTTGAAAGCATCATCAAGACCCACACTGGCGAGGATGGAAGCATCCCCGCTGACGCTATCGCGAAGTTGGTAAAGGCTATCAGCACGACCGTAGGAAATGAGTTTGTTGAGAAAGCCCGGTACAAGGCCAAACTGGACGAAATTGACGAACTCACAGGAAAGTTGCAGACCGCCGAAGACAGCGAAACGACCGCCGACAAGTGGAAGGTCAAGTATGAAGCAGCAAAGCAGGACCTTGCAAATTTTAAGGCCGACCAAGCCAAGAAGGAGAGTCGTGCGGCAAAGGAAACCGCTTACCGGGCGCTCCTGAAAGCGGCGGGGATCAGCGAGAAGCGCATTGATGCCGTTCTAAAGGTCAGCGATGTGGACGGCGTGGAACTCAACGAAAAGGGAGAGATCGCCGATGCGAAGGATCGCACAAAGTCCATCAAGGAGGAGTGGGCGGACTTCATTGAAACCACGGAGATTAAGGGCGCTGTGACGCCGAAGCCTCCCGTCAACACCGGAGGTCACACGATGACCGTTGAAGAAATCGACAAAATTAAAGATACCGAAGCGAGGCAGAAAGCAATGGCTGAACACAGCGAGCTTTTTGGCATTTAACGAAAGGAGAACATTATGGCAACTGTAGAAACGACTGCTGAAACCAACCTGATTACTCAGGACAAGATGAAGAAAATTCGAGAGGTGGATTTCGTCCGCCAGTTCCAGCACAACAGCTTGGCAAAGCTGCTGGAAGTTCTAGGCGTCACTCGGAGGATCCCCATGATGGAGGGGACAACCATGTACTACTACACCACCACTGGCGAACTTCAGGACGGAAATGTGGCAGAGGGTGAGATTATCCCTCTGAGTGATTACAAGACCGAAAAAACGCCCGTTGGCGAAATCAGCCTAAAGAAGTGGCGCAAAGCGGCCAGCGCGGAGGCGATCAAGAAGTCCGGCTACAACGCCGCCGTCCGAGACACAGACACCGCCCTGCTGAGGGACGTACAAGTGAGCGTCCGTAAAAGCCTGTTCGACTTCTTGAATGGCGCAATCACCAATTCCACCCCCGTTACCGGAACCGGCCTCCAGGCCGCGCTTGCCGCCGCGTGGGGCCAGCTCCAGGTGAAGTTTGAGGATGACACCACGCAGGCGGTATATTTCCTGAACCCGCTGGACGTCTCGGAATACCTGGCGAACGCAAACATTACCACGCAGACCGCATTCGGCATGAACTACATCGAGGACTTTCTGGGCCTGGGCACTGTGATTGTCTCCTCCCGCGTTACGAAGGGAACCTTCGTGGCCACGGCGAAGGAAAACTTCATCATGTACTATCTGACCATGAACGGCGATGTGGCGAGAGCATTCGGCCTGACGGCTGACGATCTTGGCCTGGTCGGCATCAACAGCGGCTACCGCAACGAGGAGCGGGCACAAATCGAGAGCCTGGTTATGAGCGGCATCCAGCTGCTGGTGGAGTATGCGGAGGGCGTTGTAAAAGGCACGATCGGTTCCACTTCCGGAGCGTCTGCCCAGTCTGCACCTGCAAGGACTGCAAGTAAGTGATAGAAGGAGGGCGGCGTGATGCTGGAACAGGTTTTGACGCACATCCACAACTGGTTTCAGGTGGACATTTACCCCGGCGCTTACACCATTGAGAACGGCGGCATCTCGCTGCCCTTCCTCCGCGATGGACAGTATTTCCGCATCATGGGCAGCGTGTTCAATGACGGACTGCACCGCTATGGACAAGATATGGAGGCGATGGAGGATGAGACCTTTGATGGATCCATCTGGTCGCTGGCGGTTCC